TGGCGAACCAAATACTGCGCGTGGGTCTGAGAAACCGAACGAGTAACGTTCACGCGCTTTGAAGCGCATGTTACCAGTGTCGAAGTCTGCTTCCATGCCAGTAGTCATTGGCGTACGCTCGAAGTGGATAAATCCACGAGGCGCGTCAGTCATGACGAAGAACGCATCTGGGTCCGTTAGGAAGTCGTTAACGGCATAACCGTTAGGCAACATACCCATTGAACGGATTGCGTTGGTGTCGTTGTCGGCTGTGCCAACACGCAAGTTTGACACCATCAAACGCTCTGCAACGAATTGCAGTTGACGTGGGATGATCAACTTGGTGCCGCGCAATGCGACTTTAAGACCACGCTCGTCAACAAACCCTGCAATGCTGATCAACGCGTCTTCCAAAGAAGTCTCGTTCAAGTCAGCCGCAACAGTTGGTTCGTTGGCAAATGAACCACCAGAAGTCAGTGGGTGGTCAGTTGCACACAATGCTTTGCCGTCGCCACCTGCTGAAGCACCGCCAGTGAAGGCGTTGTTTAGAACAGCAGCAGCTTTGACTTGCTTAGTGTGAGCCATTGACCGAGCCAACGCACGAGTATAACGTGAGCCTAGACGATCATAAAGGTTATCTTCGATAGCCTCTTCAGTGATCGAGAATGCCAACGCGATAGTCTCGTGGTTATAACGAGCAGTATACGCTTCGTTTGCGTCGTCGTAGTTGATTGCAGAACCTTCCGATTTGGTTGGTGCTGCGCCGAAACCACTCAACATAACCTCTTCTTCGAATGCACGATCTGAGGATTCTGTCGTGAAGATCTCTGCGTGTTGGTTTTCGTACCGACTGTACTCCATACCAAACAGGGCGTTGAGACCTGGTTCCAACTCTTTCGCTAGTTGTGCGCGAGAGATAGCCATGCGTTAGTCTCCTTATACGCCAGTCGTCGAAACAGTACCAGCAGCAATAGAGCCGTTGGCTGCATTGAAGCTGTTGTTTAGACGAACGATTACAGGGATACCAGCAGCGGTGAAGTCTGCGTTTTCTGGATCATCTTGGATACCGATGATGCGCAGTTGCAGTGCCGCAGTGGTGGCGATTGTGCTGACACCCAACTTAGCAGACGAGATGCCTGTAGTTGAAGAACCAGAAGTTGCAGTCGCAAAGTTTGCGTTTGCAAAAACATGTCCTTGCGCAGTTGCTTCGCTAGTTAGAGAAGCGTCAGACGCAATGACGAATGTTTGGTTCGGATTGTCGAACACATATGCTTGACAGGGAAATTAGAATCCGCGCCAGAGCCAGGCCATTGGTTAGACCAGATGGTTTTACCAGTTGTAGACGAGACATACTCACAGCCCCAGAACACACCTAGCAAACTAACAGTACCACCCGTAGCCGCGCCAACAATGTCAATATAGCCAGTTGAAAGCGGAATAACGGGAGAACCTTGATAGATCGCGTTAGTGTTTCCAGAAGCAATGCGATACTCGGTTACACCAGTAGTGTTTGCGCCCGATCCTTGGACGCCAATCGGACGTAGTCCGAATGCACCGTTAGTGTTTGCCATAGTAGCAATCCTCTAATTATTCAGCGTCTCTTCGTGAGCCGCCGAAGGTTACACGACTTTGCCGACTTTGATTTATCGGCATCGAAGGATGTTGCTCCTTCATAAGGTCCTGATCTACAGCTACCATTTGTTCGCGGGTTCGGCCCCCGTAATACTCGTTTCTTTCCTGGGCTGTCTCGGCAGGAATACGGCACAGCATCAAGCCACCTTGACCAATCACACCTTGGTATTTGCCATCATCAATGACAGGTGCTTCATAGTCTGGATACTCATCGGCGCGGACGGGTTCCCATCCTTCACGAAGTTTAGAGTGAACATTCATCTTGTCCTCTTCGCCTCGCATTGCGACTCGAATCCACCGATGCACAAACCCTTCAGGTGCGGGTGGTGCAGCTAAGTGACTGGGTGGTGCCCATGGTTTTCTGCGCGCTTCTGTTTCGCGTGTTGCGTTCTTGCGCGGTGCTCTTGTGTCGGTCATGGTATCAATCCTTTACAAACTTGGCGTATTCTTCGAGAGGTACGCCCAGTTTCTTCGCAATCGCTACTTGAGAATGCGTCAACTTGACCGTCCTGCGCCCCTGTTTATTAGTGCGGGATGCGGAATTACCAGCAGAGGCGACCTGCTTTCCACCCGATTTTTTAACCGTATTAAACTTGTGCGGAAACTCCGAAC